TATCAGGTAAGCCAGACTTAACCTTACCCATAAACACACCTAAAGTAGTAGGGTTAATAGCAAATTGGTCAGCTTTCGTACCAGACTTAGCGTTATCAAACAAACGCAATTCACCAGCAAGAATAGCATACGCAGAAACCAAGTCTTTGTTATATTGTAGTTCTTCAATTTCATTGTTCCGAAGTGTAGATAACATATACGGGGCAAGAAAAGGTGTGGTATTAAAATTGCTCATATTCATTTTCCACGCCCATGCGCCATCAGTAGGTGATGTCTGTGTCCACATGGCATAAGTACCTGTGCGCTCATTCAGCACATTTGAAGGGCGATAATTCAAAATGCCATCAGACTTTATAAAGACCTTATTGTAATATTTCTTGAACGTAGGGTCAAAACCATCAATATCAACCCCAGGATTCAAGAAATAAGTGGTATCGAAATCAAAAAGCAAACCTTTTTCCCAATAACCAGTGAGCATACAATAGTCTTGGGGCAAAAGTTGCAAAGTGCATTTCATACCTTTGTTGCCCCACTTGGTCTTTCTAAACCAATAGTACCCAACTTCCGTAGTCATGCACTGTTGTACAACGCGTCTAAATTCAGCTTTATAATCAAACCCGTCTAAAAACTGATAAACACGTTGTTTATCTTTTTTGTATTCATCAGACTGATAATCCTCATCAGTGAAGGCATTTGTACAAACAATTTGAAGGTCAAAAGCTAAAACATTTGCATAAGATTCCAAAGTTCTAGCAAAAATAATGTCCCAATGCTTCATAAACTCCGTATAATCTTGCAGAGTAGAAGCGTTTTCTTTATAAGACTTCAAAGCCTTACGCAAATCATTCACAGTGAACGGTTTTGCAGAATTGTTAAGATTATTTAACAGTTGATTACTCATCCAAGGCGAGTAGAATCCTTGTCCATATTTTTCAGCTGTATAAATATTCTCAGCGAAGTTGATAACATCTTGAAGCTGGGATTGAGTTAATTTTTCTGGCATTTTGCACCTCCTCTCATTTTATTTTCAAAGTTTTATAGTTTTCCAAGTTGTTTAATACAAAAATCTTGAAATGCCCAATAAGAAGCAGGGCCAAAAGACCCATCTACTTCAAGATTATATCCAGCTTTCTTTAATTTTTCTTGAACCCACTTAACATCATTACCTTTATCATTCTTATAAAGAACACGAGTAGGTTTAGAATAAGTGGTTGTAGTGGTAGGCGCGTTCACAGTAGTTTTCTCCTTTACAATAATATAAGCATTATCCATACGATTTTCTAAAGTCGAGTCAACAGTAGTGCCCTTATAATTCATAATATAAGACCCGCCACCATCAAGTTTAATCACTTCAGAAAAGCCCATAGCAGAAAACTTTTTATACGCTTCGCCACTGTAAATTAAATTGGCTTTGCTAGACTTCCAGCCCATAATAAAAATATTTTTATTACCGGGCTTCAAACCTAAAAAGATATGCTTAGTAGCATACAGTGTAGACCCATCCCAACCTTGTCCCACAACATAAGTTTTAAACTTAACATCTTTACCATTTCGGATGACAGGAACACCAGCTACAGCATAACTGTAATCAAAACTAACGTGAGATAAATCCAATACTTTTGCTTCACCATTTTGGATAACAAATGTAGAAACAAATTTACCATACATTGGGTTCATATACTTAAAAGAGCCACTATCAAAGCAAAACTTTTTGCCGTTAAACTTACCGCGTTCTGCACAATACTTTTTACAAAGCGCAGAAGAACTGTCAAAGTCGCATACTAAATGGCCCACGGGCAAAGTAAATTTTTGGCCTTTTTCAGAGAAATTGCCAAAGAAGTTTGCGTTTGTATAAGTAGATTCTTTAAGATTTTTTTTATGTTCACTCTTTAGAACAATAGAAAATTCGTCCGGCGAACACTCAATAATGTTTACGTTGCTTTGCTTATAATATTTCATTCTATCCTCACCAAACTAATTGAATGTTTTCATAGTCTATTGCTTCATCATAGACAGACTGATTATATTTATTTTCAATCTTGCTTGCTATATAATTACCATACGCTAAACATACAGCTCTATCTTTTGTCATACTACGTGGCTCTCTAAGCTTCACACGACCGTCTTTAAATTCGGCACTTAAATTGATAGCTTCTGTAATTAAAGATTCAACTTGACCATACGGTAACATTGTTTGTGCAAATTCTTCACTTGTCATATCAAAATATTCTCCACTATCTTCAAGTTGAGTTTGTTTTTCTTGACAAGAAATTAAGAATTTGATATTATTGCTTTCAAGTTGCTTCTTTAATTCGACCCACATTTGAGCATTCAAATCGGCTGTGCCAATCATCGGAATTATACAAGGCAAAGCGTTTTTATCGACTGTGCGGTCAATCAAATCTTGAATTTTATTATCAGGAACAACTTGTAAATCTCTTTCTGTGCTTACAGTAAGGCCACAAGTTTTTCTATTACTCATAACTTTTTCTTTATCCCAGGGCATTGTCATACGATTAAACAACGTTTCTCCCCCCGACCTGATATCGGGTATGAAATAATCTGCATTATACTTATATATTGTCAGATTCGTGATATAATCCAGCATCTTTCCATTTAAATCCATATGCTGAATTTTTATAACCATTAGCACATCTAAGAATAAAACTAGCACCTTTCGGATGTCCAATATTTCTTGCGGCTTCAGAAGCAGAAGCATAAGTACAAATATAAACGCCTTCTAAAGTATAGCATTCAACTCTCCTCATTCTTCTGTTCCTGTTCGGATTCTTATTCATTGCTTCACTCATTTTCTTCTTTGTTTCAGGCGTATGATTTTTACCCTTCCAAGAATGTTCATGAGTTTTCCAATACTCTTTGAAAAATTCAGAAGTTCTTTGCTTTTCTTTTTCCGTATGCTTATAATGATTAGACCAAATTTCAGGATGATTTTCATGCAAATGCTTGGCTTTCTCAGACATTAGTTCTTTTGTTTCCTTTGAATGAGTTCTACCAAGCCAAATTTTTTCGCCATTAACTATTCTATCAAGCATTCTCTTGGAACACGCTTGTTTATATTCTTCGCTTCTTTTTACACCACGGCAACCGCCTGCGATTTTGCAAATATTATAGCCATAATCAGAATCATAAGACTGAAAATAATCCATCCAATATTGTTCTCGTTCATTCAACTTTTCTTTATGAACATCTTTTTCAAGAATTGTTATTTCAAAATTATCTATTCCATATTTATTTACAGCTTTTTTCATATAATCGTTAAAATCATTTTGATTATATCTGACAAATCGTTCTCCAAGGTCTTGCGTTTGACCTACATACTTTTTGTTATTGATTAAATTTGTCCATAAATAAATACAAGAGTATCGAAATTTCTTATTGTGCTTAATTTCATAACATTTCATATCACTTATCAACCTTTCTGCAAAAAAGTTAATATGTAATAGGGATAATCTTCATTATTGCAGTAAATCCGAAAGGTAGCTACTCCCTGTCTCCCTATTATATTCTGTAAACAAGTTCGTTATTCTTGTCTGCTTTCGCCTTCATATTTCTATGAAGAATAGACCATATCTTCTTCCATTTCTGGAAGTCTACTACTTCGGGGCACTTGCCCCTACTCCCTTACGGGATGGTCGTTGAGCCTTGCTCTATTCGAGCCTTGGTTGCTGATTGTCCAATCTATATTGTTTTCAAACATTCACGTTTAGGCTTATTTCATCCTTGCGTTGTAGTCAATATAGCTCTAAGGATATTCCAGCAGTTAAGTAGATTTATTACTCCTATGTTACCATAAGAGAGGACAATAATGTTCATCCCAAAATAATTCCCTTGCCCTGTCGGCAGCACCTAAACTATCACTTGCCGGGTGACCTTCAATATAATCAATATGACGTTCAAATCTATTGCTTTTCCAATGCAAAGACATTAACAAAATAATTGTATTATCGTTCTTTTGACTAGAAGTTGTATTTGCAAAAGCATAGTCTGTTATAACCAAACGAATTTCATCATCTTGTTTTTCTGCGTTACCCAAATCTTTTTGAACATACAAATCAATATTGCTGGGTGGAATAAATGCTTTTTCTATAATTTGGTTATTATTAAAATATTTATAAGAAAAGAAAGAATCTTCCGCTTCACCAATAGCTTCATTATAAAGCTCTTGCCGAACAATAATTTCAGGGTCATTCCGCAGAGATTCAATTAAGTACTCTTCAGTTTTTAATCCTTCTTCAATAACATTAAAAATATCAAAAGCAAATACTTTATAACTAATTCTTTGACTCATATAATATCCAGCAACGCAATTAGTAAATTCCTTATAAGCCCAATCTGCTTTATATCTATTTGAAGTAATATATGTAACCTTTGCTTGTTCAATCCATCGTTTATTTTTCTTAAATTCTTCGTTAATACGCAAAAAGTCAGCTTGCCTAGGACGGCGCATAGGATTAAATACAGAAGAAATAATATGTTTCTTTAATTGCATAGCTTCTTCCAAAATTAACCAACAACAGCGCTCGCCCCTACTGGAATCAACCATAGCCAACACCCGAATGCTCGACCCATTAAATGGAAATAACACAATAGCGATATCGTTATCACGTTTAATTTGAATCATGCCAATTTCCATAAAATGGCGTAAAACTTCTGAATGTTTCATAATAATTTCATCACGAATTTTACGTTCAATCATTTTATTAGCTTGGTCGATTGTAGAAGCAGTAATAACAATTTCTGTATTTGGAAAAAGCATACATCTGATGACCGCACCAAGCCCCAAAACATAGGTCTTGGCCGAATTTCGGCTACACATATCAAATGTAACTTGTGCATTGAACATCTGCCATAACATATAATGTTGATAAGGCAAAAGTTTCATTTTTAATCGCCATTCAGCATAAATGCCCGGATTATATCTAAATAACGTTGTCCAATCAATTTGCTTTTCTTCGGCTTCGTTAGAAGCATACCCAAGGAATTTTTTGCCATCATCATCATTTATTAACTTATATGTTTTAAAAGAAGCAATCTCGTTCGCATTTGAAACAAAAGCCATAATATCATTCCTTTGTCACAGTGGGATACTCTCGTGACCCTGCAATGAGATTTCTTAAAGGTCTCATAAGTTGTTCTTCCAGATGGTGACAACCGCAATAATCTTCATAAGCACTAATATCTTCAAGTTCTGCTGGTTTATATTTTTCCATCATAGCAATTTGATATTCAAGTGTTTTTTCAACTTCTGTCTTAGTGTTACTTTGAAAATTATTTAATTTTAGCAACTCAAGCATCTTTTTGATATTTTCTTGAGCTTTTGCAATAGCATTAATATCACCAGATTCATCAGCTTTACGTTTGCTGAGTTCAGCCTTACACAAGTCTCTATACCGTAATTCAACAACAGTATCTAAACTAAACAAGTCCTTAGTGTATCGGGCAAACAAATCATTCAAAAGCTCATAATCTTCTTCTTCAAACTTGCCCCAAATTCTTTCTTGTTCTGCCAAATCAACAGCCTTTTCTTTATCTTCGGCCATTTCGTCCGTTTTAGTGTCTAACTCAATAATATCATCAAGCATTATATCACTTTGCCAAAATCCATTGATTTGAAATCCTTCATCTTTCAAAATACTATGATAAATCATAAACAGATTCCTAGTATCAATAGAACTTTTTTCTAACGCCATATCATAGTATTTTTTAATAACAGGATAACTCATTTCAGAACAAATACACCATAAAGCTCCGCCATCAGAATTTAATATGCTTTTATATGTCTTAAATCTTGCCGTAAGACAAGCACGGCACAATGGCAAAAACCCATCATGAACAGGGCTAAGACTTTGGATAAAATATTTGTTTTCTTTAGCAGTCTGGCAATTAGGGCACCAATTTTCTTTGGTTCTATTAAATTCTGCCATATTTTCCCTTTCTCCTCATAAATGTAAGGCAAGAGTGGTGTCCTGCCTTACTTATGAAGGAATTCCATTATTTTCAAGTATGAAGAAAGACGATATTTCTACCACCTTTCTTCAAATTATTCAGTTGTATTCGATACCTTGATTTCTCAAAGGCAAACGGCGTTACGCCTACTAATACTGACAGTTTGGCTTTAGACCACTTATCAGAGATACAGGGCATTTGCCCCAATCAACCTCCTTTCATACTTTAGTCTGACAAATCCAGACAGTTGGACGCAAGGTGTTGACCTCCTCTCAAAAGAGAATTTGCTCCTCATCTTATCTCACCCACGCATGGAGCTATATTGGGAATTAGTTAAGTGTCTCACCTTTCGGCTGACAAGATGGTGCGAACGGTCTTAGCGGTTTTGTGCGACCAAATCACTACCGCTCAAGTTCGCGGGTCGATATATTCAAACTTACCCATGCCCGTCACAGGCCCCACAAGCATCTGTAACGTAATCAAGTTAAACAAGGGCAAATATTGAATCAAAGATAATAATTACGGCTCCAAGTCTTACCGTTATCGGTATATATGGCCACATAGGCACTGGGTCGTGCCGCCACCCTAATTTTCTTGGCAAATGTATCAATTCCAACAATTGACCCAACACGGGTAAATACCCTATCGCCAACCTCAGTGATACCAATAGCCTTGCTCTCAGGCCGATGTAAATGACCACCATAGCCTTCGCCAATATCGACATTATATAGATTACTAAAATAATCCATAGTCGTGCTCAGGTCTTTATCTTCGCCATGGCAGAACATAACATTAGTACCATGGATATTCTTAATGGCAATCTCCTGATAATTATTAATATTAAATCCGGCAATGCCTTCATATCGTTGCTTCATATAGGCCACTACGAATTTGGTTAGATTTTCATCCTCAAATGTAGGCCGACTCTCAAGTAGCCGCTGTGTATCATGATTACCACCGACTGTAATGACTTCAATATCCGTGTCCAGCCTCAAATGCAAATGCAACAACCAACGGCACATATCCTCAGAAAACCGAATAACAGTATCAATAACAGGCTCCCGCAGTTTTAGCAAGGAAGATGTGCGTAAGATATTTTCAAAGCAATCTCCCAAGATAGCGACCTTACAATCCTTAAAGTCGATACAATCAGCCTCAATTTGGTCAATTAGATTATATAACCTATGCCACATGATGTTATAGTCGTACTTATTCACGGTTTCGCCATAGAGGCCGCGTACCTCAAATGTAGACCCAGCATGAAAATCAGACAGGGTAATAAGCAAAGTAGAATCTCCGTCAAGTCGATATGTATTCTCATGTTCAGGTATCTGCAACGGCTCAAGGCGGCCAATGGCTCTAATCAGCTCTTCAGTAAATAGGTCATTTCTGGCCTCTGCCCGCTGAATAGCATTGTACTCAATATTGGTTGTGGACAGTTTAATTCTTTCAGCTTTGATTTGACTCAATAGTTCTCTAAGCTCATCAGACTTATCGCCCTCAACTTCTTGCCCCTCAGCATTTTTCAAAAAGATGCTAAAGACCTTAGATGCTCTGCGTAAATATTCCGAGCTATATACGTCACGATAGTCTGGGCCAAGAACAGTCTCAGCCCAATCTTGATAGTCAATTATCTTATCTTCAAGGTTCTGTGTCGCTATCTTTACTTTTGTTAGATAACTCATCTTCTTTGTCCTTTTCTATTTCAGCATATTTCCATCTATATCCATTGGCCGTTTTTCGGCCATAAAGTCCACTGCAAGCACAGGAAATATGAGTGGTATCAATTCCTGTCACCCGTGTTGCTTCTTTCATAGACTCAAATCTAGCAATCTCATTTCCATCTAAATCCATTTGAATAACTGGTACAGCATTATTGGTTTTCCCTTCATTCCGCTTGTTGGATTCAATTTTCTTTAGGCGTTTTCGTGCCATAAGCTCTTGAAATTCTTCTTGCGCTTTTTCTCTACGCATTTCAACCATATCGCCAACAACATCAATCATTTTAACAGATTCAGCCCTAAGTTCACGTTCATAGTCTCTAGCTTTAAGTTCACCTTTTTTAAGCCGTTTCCTGTAAGCTTTGGTCACGCCTTGCATATTGATATCATTAATGAAATCATCCTCTGGAGCAAAAAGCGGATAAATTCTTGGAGGTACTTTGTAAGAAACAATTTGTCCATTTGCCATTCGTTGAGTTTGCGTTTTTCCTTCTTCTTGTCTTACCGTAAATGTTCCAAGTCCCGGAACACGACATTTTCCATTATAAAAAACTTCACGAACGATAACTTCCTGAAATGCAGCCCACCATTCAGCGGCGGTTTGTATTGATTCCGTATCTTTCCAACGACACGCCTGTTTAAAAAATTCTTTGTTTGTTATCATCATGGCGTTGGTAGTTTGTTTATTCGCCATCTTCGCTTTCCTCTATTTCTTCGTTATCAATATCTTCTTCGATATTTTGAGTATCATCTTCCGTGCCAAAAAGCGCAGGGTTAGTTTCTCCAAATTCAAAGCGTGTGGCCTCTTTTAGTTTCTGTTTCCAACTTGAGCTAAATCTAAAATTAGCCTTGCAATATCCTGGCGTATCTTGCGGTTCACTATAACACTGCTTCGTCATGCTCCAAATAGCGACATCTTTCTTTGGCTGAATTTGTTTCCAAGTAAG